CCGATTCTTGGTAACTTCTCAAGACACATGTGCAGTATGGATGCTACTGCTGGTTTATCACCGTGATTTACTTCTATGTCATTATGATTATAATTGATCTTTACTCTTACCTTATTGAATACTGACTTAGTACCAACAAAAAACTTATTATTCTCTGGATTAATACCCCAGACAATAGCAGGAGCACCATCATACTTGACAGTTACTCTACTTCCTTGTGCTTCAAGGAAATCTAAAATGTTATAAAATCCTGCACGACCTTCGTTAAGGATAGCGTCTTCAGGATGTTCGAGGTGTCTGTTCTTCATACATGTATTATAACGTATTTTACCTGTCTATGGTAAAAGAGTGGACAGTTTGTATATTGTCTTTGCTAAATAATTTTTTAAAACTGTGAGGGAAGGAGTCGAACCTTCAAGTCCCGCCAGGAACATCAGTTAAACAGACTGACACGTTTACCAATTTCGTCACCTCACATGGTATAATATAAAGATGGTCAGTTAGTATTCATAGGTCAACACTCATGTAAGTGTTCATAGACAAATACTCAGACCATCTTTATTTTTTTTAATCAGGGATCGCTTGCATGATGCGAGTGACTCCAATTCCTCCTCCACTTCTAGGGAAGAAGTCAAAGTTAAGAAACTCTTCAAGTTCTGCTTCTACTCTTTCCTTACCAAATAATTTGTAAAGTAAGTCAGCATATCCACCATCAGAGATAGTATGGAATGTATCACGCATCTGTTTCTTATCAGTGCTGCGTTCTGCACTACCAATAGTTTCCATACCATTTAAGATTACATCAATCTTTCTACTGGTTCCGTCATCATTTCTTGACATGTTCCAGAAAGGTGATGTCCACTCAGGGAACTTAGTAATCATACCACGACCAATTTTCTCTTCATGTTCGTGCTCAAGTTCTTTAGTATTATACTGATTAGTCCAATCATCATAAGTGTTGATGTTCTCTGGATCTAATGGTATTCCAAGATGTTCGCATAATTCTATTTCCATTTTTTCAAGTTCTTCTACACCTCCGTGCATCTCAAACTCAAACATAGGGAAGATAGTTTCGTGTCTACCTGGTACAGGATTTGGTTCTGCTCTATATGAAGTTGATAGGCAGAAAAATCCTGGTGCTTCAGGGTTTTTGAGTAATTCATACTCTAACCACATCTGTCCTGTCTGTGGTAAAGGCCACACATTGCCACTATAGTTATAGGTTGCTACTGTTTCTGGATCTTCACAGGCAGCAAGTATACTTAGACGGTTCTGAGTATGGACTTCATAAAAACCTTTGGCCAAAAAAAAGGAGCGTAAACGCTCCAGTGTTTTGGTATATTTCTTTGGATCTATCAAGCTTGTCATTATTTTTGGTCAAACTGATTTATTTATACTCTTTATGATCTCTTATGTCATCTGGTACGTTTTCTGTTGATCCCGACACATACTTAGCATGTTGTTTTCTTTGTAATAATCTTTTAGCTCTGGCACCAGCATCCATTGCCTTTTCAGGTTTCTTTTCTGTGGCAGTCTTCTTCATTGTAGAAGCTACTTTTTTTCTCCAACCTGTAAATGAAATTCCTTCTTGCATTTTCTTTTTCTCTGGTAAACCTTTATGTTTTGTTTTAGCAAACTTCTTAGCATCTTTTACACTAATATCATTTGCAACGTCTGCTACTTCGGGTGATGGATCTTCCAATTCACCCTTCTGTGCAGCACGTACCATGCCAAAAAATCTCTGTTGTTTTTTAGAGACTGCTGGCATTACTTTGTATCCATGATGGCACCCTTGCCATGCTTAGCTTTGATCTTTGCCTTCACAACATCAAGTGCAGATACACCTTTACCGTACTTCTTCTCTGTCTCTTTTTGGAGAAC